TTGATGATAAAGCAAAGAAAGAAAGAATTGAAAGAAACAAAGCACAAAACCAAGCAAAAATGCGTAGGAGATAAATGACAAAAAAAGTTGCCATAGATATTGTAGCAAGAGATAAAACTAAAAGAGCAATAGATAGTTCTAATAAAGGTCTAGCAAGGCTTAAAAAATCAGTTTTCAGTTTGAAAACAGCTTTTGTATCATTAGGTGCTGGTATAGTTTTAAGGGGTTTTGTTCAAGCTGGTATTCAAATACAAAATTTAGAGGTTCAACTAAAGTCATTAACTGGTTCTGCTGTTGCTGGAAGAAAAGTATTAAATGAAGTAACACAATTTGCGGCAACTACACCTTTTGAGTTAGCTGACATTCAGCGAGGTGTTACCTCACTTATTACTGTTAAAGAAAGAGCAGAGCAAGCTGGAGTTTCTTTTAAAGAGCTTTTAACGATAGCTGGTAACACAGCAGTAATTTTGGGTGGCGATTTTGAGTTAGCTTCTTTACAATTACAAAGATCATTTAGTGCTGGTATTGCAAGTGCTGATACATTTAGAGATCGTGGTGTTACTGCAATGGCTGGTTTTCAGGCTGGTGTTAGAACAAGTGTTTCAGAATCAATAAAAGGATTGAATGAGGCATTTGGTTCAGGTGGAAAATTTGGAACTATAATGAATGACCTTGCAAATACTGTGCAAGGTAAAGTTAGTAATTTACAAGATATATTTTTCTTATTTCAAGCTTCAGTTGCTGAAGGTTTTTTTGATGAATTAGAAACACAACTAGGCGATCTTCAAGACTTTTTAATACAAAATGAAAGAGAAATAAAAGAATTTGGAAGGCAAACAGGTGAAGTTTTAGCAACAGCCTTAGATAATCTTGGTAGATCCCTTGCTTTTGTTAATAAACATTTTGCAGAAACAGAAATATTGCTTGGTATTCTTTTAATACTTACTGGAAAAATTAAAGGAAAAGTAGGTGGTATTGCTCTAATTATAGATGGTATAAGAAGAGATTTTATTGCTTTAAATAAAGAATTAGGAATAGGAGAAGATTCTTTTAATAATGCTTCTGATGCCGCAGATGATTTTTCAGGTAATATTGATCTTACAGCAAAAGAAATAAGTGAAGCTGGAGAAATTTTAAGAGATTATATAAATCGTGTTGATTCCTCAATTTTAAAACAAAAAAATCTTAATTCTGCATTTTTATTAGCTAAAAAAACATTTGAAGAAGGTGGTATAGAATTACATAGATATAACAAATTATTACAAAAATTTGCAAATGATGGTGTAAGAGGTGCAGTAACAGAATTAAGAACATTCTCAAACATCATAAAAAATAATCTTAGTATTGCATTAGATAAATCAAATACAGCAGTTAGAGGTTTTACTGATGCTTTAGCAAGGGCGATAGTTACTGGTCAATCAATGGGAGATGTATTTAAAAATGTAGGTATTTCTATAGTAACTTTTTTTATATCTTCTATCTTAGAAGCTATTTTGATGGCAACATTTTTAGGAAGAATAATTGATTTTATAAACGATAAATTTAAAAATCAAGAAGATGGATCAAAAGACACCGCAAAAGCATTAGATGATTTTTCAAAATCATCAGCTATTGCTTCAGCATCACAAGTGGCTCTTGCAACATCTATTGACAGAACAAATGCGGCACTTGCAAGGCAAAATCAGTTATCACAAGGTGGTAGTTCAAAAGGTTCTGTAATTGGCTCTGTTTTAGGTTTTGCTGTAGGTGGCTCAACTGGTGCGGCTATAGGTGGTTTTATAGGAGGAATGTTTGCAGAGGGTGGTAGACCACCAATAAACAGACCAAGCATTGTAGGCGAAAAGGGTGCTGAATTATTTGTGCCTGACTCTGCTGGAACTATAATTCCAAACAATCAATTGGGTGGATCAACAAATGTTACATTTAATATTAATACAGTTGATGCAAGAGGTTTCAATGAATTGTTACAAGGAAGCCGAGGCATGATAGTTAATATGATAAATTCAGCAGTAAATGAAAGAGGGAGAGGTAATCTAATATGAGTGGTGCTTTACCTAATACAGATTTTCAAGCTATTAATTTTAGAAGTGAACAAAGAACTCTTGTTTCAAGAACAGATAGTGGCAAAACTTTTAGAAGACAGATTGACGGACAAAGGTGGAGTTTTACTCTTAAATATCCAAATATAAAAAGATCAGAGTTTGCTCCAATACAAGCATTTATCATAAAACAAAGAAGTTCTAAGGAAGATTTTACAGTAACTTTTCCAAGTTATCTAAATGCTCAAGGTAATGAAACTGGAAGTGTTTTAGTCAATGGTTCTCATGCTGTTGGTGATACAACTATTGCAATGGACGCATTTGCTAGTGATGGTGCTGGAAGGTTTAAAGCTGGAGACCTAATTAAGTTTGCTCATTCAAAAGTCTACATGGTTGTAAGCGATGTAACTTCTTCAAGTAATGCGGCAACTGTAACAATAGAGCCACCTTTAACAACTGCTTTATTAAACAATGAAGCAGTAACTTATGATAATGTTCCATTTACTGTATTTTTGAAAAATGATATTCAACAGTTTCCATCTCAAAATGTTACATCTGGAGGAGAGTTATTATATACATTTGAAATAGATGTTGAAGAAAGTATTTAATCATGGCAAGAGGATTAACTTCTGCTGTTAAAACAGAATTAGCTACACAAAGGATTAGACCTATTTATTTAATTGATATTGGATTTCCAACACCAATATTTTTGACTAATTGCTCTTTTCCAATCACATCTTCTGTTAGTGGATCGTCTCAAACATATTCAAATTCATCTCATTTGTTACAAATAACAAATGTTGTTGAAAGTAATTTGCCAGTACGAAACTCATTGAAGGTTGTGTTATCTGGTGTTGATCAAACTTTTATATCTATTGTTTTAGGAACAAGTGTAATAGGCGACGTTGTAAGAATTTACAGAGGTTTTTTAGATGATAATAACGCTGTAATAGCTGATCCTTTCTTATTATATTATGGAACGATAGATGAATACGATGTCGTAGATAATACTTCTGAATGTAAAATCAGTTTGATTGTTACTTCTCATTGGGGTCAATTTGATAAAATAGGTGGTAGAACAACATCAAATAACTCTCAACAGAAATTTTTTTCTGGAGATAAAGGTATGGAATTTGCCGCTTTAAGTATTTCAGATATTAAATGGGGTAAAGAAGTATAATGGGTTTTTTTAGTGGTGTAGTTGATTTTGTAAAAGATGTTGTTGATACTGTAGTAGATGTAGTAACTGATGTTGCTGAAGAAGTTATAAGTTGGATAATACCTGAACCACCAGCACCACCTGAATTTACTGAGAATGTTCAAGAGCAAGAAAATCGTGGAATTTTAGTTAATAAAATTTTAGCTAATTCAAGTATCCCGGTTGTTTATGGTACAAGAAAAGTTGGTGGAAACATTGTATTTTTAGAGTCAAGTGGAACAGATAATGAGTTCTTATACATGGCTTTAGTTTTATGCGAAGGCGAAATAGATAGTGTTCAAAAAATATTTATCAATGAAAATGAAGTAACTTTTACTGGAGCATTGTCAGACAACACGGAAAGAACTGTTGCAGACTCAGACTCAAATTATTACAAAGATGGTGAGAGTTTATTAACTGTAAGATGTCATTTAGGTTCTGACAGTCAATCTGCATCAGCATTATTGACACCCTTATCAAGCTGGACTAGCAATCATAGACTAAGAGGTCTTGCTTACATTGCGTTAAAATTTAAATGGAATACAGATGCTTATGGTGGTTTGCCTACTGTTCAAGCTTTAATAAAGGGTCGTAAAATATACAATCCAAATTTAGATGGGACTCTTACTGGAGGCAGTGGTTCTCACCGTGCCGATACATCATCGACTTGGGAATATTCAGACAATCCAGTATTTCAAATGCTAGATTATTTGCGTAATTCTACTTTTGGCATGGGTATTTCTAATGAATATTTTGACGCAAATTTTGCAGATTGGCAAACTGCAGGAGATGTTTGCGATGCAAACATAACTCCATTTACTGGAGCAAGTCAAATTGACTTGATTGACTCTCATGCTGTTTTAGATACCTCAAAACGATCTATTGAATTGGTTAAACAACTCGTAACTGGCTCTCGATCTTTTTTGAATTATACTGGTGGAAAATACAAAATTACAGTTGAAACATCAGGATCAGCTTCAATCACTCTGGCAGAAGATAATATTATTGGTGGTATAGGTGTAACCAGCACAAATAAAAATACGAGATATAACAGAGTTATTGTTAATTACATAAATCCAGATAAAAATTATCAAAGCGATCAGGCACAGTTTCCACCAGTAGATGAGACTGGTTTAAGTAGTGATGACCAACATTCTACTTTAAAAACTGCTGATGGTGGTATTTTGTTAGAAGGCAAATTTAATTTTCCAACCTTGACAAACACATATCAGGCACAAGAAATGGCTGAGATAATTTTAAGAAGATCAAGATCGGTTTTGAATGTTAGATTGTTGGCTGATGCTACTGCTATGGATTTACTTGTGGGAGATATTGTAAATGTAACCCATGCGACACCAGCCTTTTCAGCAAAACCATTTAGGGTTGCTGGTATGACTATAAATGATAACTGCACAGTTGCTTTACAATTAACTGAACATCAAGATAGTTTTTACACTTTTGGCACACAACAAGAAGTGGCAACTATACCTGATACGACTTTACCTAACCCTTTTGTAATACAGCCGCCAGCCGGGATAACTCTTTCAGATGAAATGATTGAGTATAATGATGGTGGTGTTTTGACTAGACTAAATGTTGTGATCTCTGAGTCTCCAGATAAATTTGTAGATGAATATGAGGTTGAAGCAAAACAAACCTTAGATATAGACGGAAATGCAGTGACAGATAGTTTTAGAGTGATTGGACGAGGCACTGCTTTAACTTACCAATTCTTAAATGTGATTGATGGTGCAACCTATCAAGTAAGAGCTAGAGCTATAAATACATTAGGTGTAAAATCAACATTTGTTTCAACAACAAGAAAGATAGTTGGTCAAACTGCTGTTCCCTCTGATGTTACTAATTTTGGTATCAATGTTATTGGCGATCAGGCTATATTAGGCTGGACTGCGATACCTGACTTAGATTTAGATTTTTATACACTCAGGTTTTCAACTGATTTATCAAACCCAAGTTATAATAATAGTTTTGATTTAGTTGCAAGGATTGGGAGACCAGCGACATC